ATAATGTATCAAGGAACCTTAATGGTTGCTAAGTATGCGTTAGGACATGGCATTTTAAGACCAGAATGTGCAGCTACTATTAAGCTATCTGCTTCTTAATTTCAATTTATAGGGTATCTTATTATTAGATACCCTTTTTTTATCATCATGTATTCATCAAAGAAAAAAAAGAAGAAGAAAAAAGGTGGGAGGGATTCACTTAAAATAAAAAAGTACTAAACAATGGCTGTAGCTGCAACCACTGAGCTTGAAGCAATCAACATAATGTTGGCTGCTATTGCTGAAGCTCCAATAAATAGTTTAACAGGCACACTTCCAGTAGATGCTGTCACTGCTAGATCAACTCTTGCTGAATTTAATAAAGAAGTGCAATCTGAAGGCTGGTCTTTTAATACAGAAATAGATGTAACTCTTACAAGAGATGGGTCAAATCAGATAAGCTTGCCAGCAAATGTATTACGAGTAGATGCAAACATACATCAACACCCAACGATAGACCCTATACAACGTGGCTTAAAGCTATACGATAGACAGAACAATAAGTATGAGTTTGACGAAGACTTGATTTGTACTGTTGTTTATTTTAGAGACTTTGATGAAATACCAGAACAGGCAAGAAGATATATCAATATCAAAGCTGCAAGAGTTTTTGTTGACAGATTGGTAGGAGATCAAGCGTTAAGAACTTATACAGAACAAGATGAAACAAGAGCAAGAACTATACTTACAGAAACAGATTATGCAAATGCAGATCACAACTTACTAAGAGGTGACCCTTCTCTTACCAGTATCTTTGATACTTACAATCCTTCTAGTGCCTTAATTAGATAGCCATGCCTGTTATATCAAGAGCTATACCTACATTATTGAGAGGTATATCACAATCTTCTGATGCTTTGAAACAGCCAGATCATGCTGATATACAAGACAATGCTGATAGTAACCCTGTTCTTGGTCTTACAAAACGCAGTGGCTTTCAGTTTGTAACAGCATTACAATCTTCAACTCTTGGTAATGTTCACATACAAACTATAAATAGAGACTTAAACGAAAGATATGTAGCAGTATTCAGCAATGGCAATGTAAGAGTATTTGAATTAGATGGTACTGAACTGACAGTAAACAAACCTGATGGTACTGCCTACTTAAATACTTCAACACCTAGAAGTGTTATGAAGACAGTTACTATTGCTGACTTTACTTTTGTTGTTAATACCAGCATCACAGCAGCTATGGACTCTACACTTAGCGGTGGTACTGGCACGAAAGCAATTATATTTATTAAACAGGCAACAGCAGATACGACTTACTCTGTGACGATAGATGGAGTGACAGTTACAGATAACACCTCTGGCGATTCTACTTTGAGTACAGATACAGTTGCAGCAGATTTGAAATCTGGTCTAGATTCTGGTCTTACTGGTTTTACCATTACTAGAAATGGTCCTGTCTTGTATGTAAGAAAAAATGATAATTCAAACTTTTCTATAGATGGCAGTGATACTCAAGGTGATTCAAAGATGACAATAATAAAAGATTCAGTACAAAGGTTTACTGATCTGCCTACTGTCTCTCCTAATGGTTATGTCGTAGAGATAAAAGGAGATGACGATACAAACTTTGATAACTACTACGTTAAGTTTGTCACTAACAATGGTGGTGCATTTGAAGAAGGGCAATGGGAAGAAACTGTAGAAGCAGGTATTCCTTTTAAGTTTGATTATGCAACAATGCCACACGTTCTTATACGTCAGGCAGATGGTAATTTTAGATTTGCAAGGGTAGATGGAGATACATACACAGCGTCAGGTGTATCATTTACTCTTCCAAAATGGGGTGAACGAACTGTTGGTGATGTCATATCTGCACCTGACCCTTCGTTTATTGGTAATAAAATTAATAATGTATTTTTCTTCAGAAACAGACTTGGGTTTCTTGCAGGGGATAATGTAATACTTTCAAGAGTATCAGAGTTTTTCAATTTCTTTCCTGAGACAGTGGTATCTGTTTTAGATAATGAACCGATAGACGTAGCTGCTTCTCATACAAAAGTTGCGATACTAAAAAGTGCAGTAACTATGGGAGAAAAACTTATTCTATTCTCTGAACAGACGCAGTTTGTATTGACCAGTTCAGCAGATAACCTTACTCCCAAAACAGCTAACGTGATAGTTGTAACTGAATTTGAAAGTAGTGCAGCAGCACAGCCTGTAGGTTCTGGTTCTTCTATTTATTTCTTAACTCAGAAAGGTTCTTTTGCAGGTATAAGAGAATATATTTTACAGGGAGAATCACAGATAAGAGATGCAGCAAACATTACTATTCATGTACCAAGACTCATACCAAGTAATGTATTTAAAATGGCAGTATCCACCAACCAAGATATTCTTGTAGTCTTGGGTTCAGACAATGCCAATAAATTATATGTATATAGATGGTTATATGGAGAGGGTGGACAGAAAGCTTTGAGTGCTTGGTTTACCTACAGCATCAATACAAACAGGTCTATCTTGAATGTTGATTTTATTGGTACAGATTTGTTTGCTGTTATAGAAGAAGCTAATAAAGTAACCCTAGAAAAGATACCATTTGAAACTGAGTTTAGAGAACCTAATGCTAGTTTTCAGTATCATCTTGACCATAAGGTAACCGAAGCAACCACAGGAGTTTCAGTATCTTATAGCTCTGGTACTGGTCTATCAACCTTTACAGTTCCATATCGACTAAGAGCCAACATGAATATTGTCGGTAGATATTTAGGTAGTGGAGAAACAAGCACGTTTGTAGATGCTCAAGGCAATACAAAAACTCTTACATCAGGACAGGTACTATCAACATCTAATGCAACAGATGGTTCTACTTCTACAATTACAGCAATAGGAGATTTCAGAAATAGTAAGTTTATTATTGGTGAACCTTATGAAATGCACTATAGATTTAGTAAACAAAGACTAACAGAACAAGGTGCAGGTTCACCTGAGTATGTAGGAGCAAGACTACAGCTACATCATTTCTATATTAAATACGAAGATGCAGGGTTTTTTAAAGTAGAAGTTACACCTGAGAATAGAGATACAAGTACACATAAATTTACTGGTCGTTTGCTTGGTGCTGCGTCTGCTGCCATTGGTCAGATAAATCTAGATACAGGTACATTTAAAGTACCGATAATGAGTAAGTCTGACAGAGTAGATATAGATATAAAGAACGATACATTTCTTCCTACACGTTTAGCCAGTGCAGAATACGAAGGTACATTCCATATAAGGAGTAGAAGAATATAGTGGGATATTTAAGAAAATCAAACCTTAAAGATTTTAAATATGTAGTAGAAAACATGAGAGTCATGGACAAGATTGAAGCTTTATATCAGACAGGCTTGAGTCCAGAAGATGCTCTTAGTTATACCTTCTTGGGTAGTAAGACTAATATGACTATTGCTGATGATGATGGACAACCTATAGGTTTATGTGGAGTACAGAAAGATGGTTGTATATGGTGCGTTGCTACAGATGAGTTGTTTGATAATAAAAAATACAGAATACAATTAATACGACAAGGCAGAAAATGGGTTGATAATTTACTTGAGTCTTATAAAATACTTTATAATTATGTATATGCAGAAAACACTTCTGCTATAAAATGGTTAAAAGCTCTTGGGTTTACATTTGTAAAGCTACATGAGAGTTATGGTTATCAAAAAAAACCTTTCTACGAATTTCTGAGGATTGCCTAGATGTGTGTTGGTGCTGCATTATTAGGAGCAGGTACAACTGCTGCAACAGCATTTAATATAGGCTTGGGTCTTACTATAGCCAATGCTTTTGTTGGTAGGGCTGCTGCAAAATCAAGGGCAGATCAAACATACAACCAGGCATTGATAGCTAACAGATCAGCAGAAAGAGATAAGAGATTAAAACAACAAGCCTTGGCAGAACAGAAACGAGCTAAAGAAGTACAATCATATCAAAATATATTTGCAAGAAATATTGAAGCTTTACAGGCTAATAGGGCTATAATTGCATCAGAACAGGCAGGTACAACTATAGGATTACTATTGATGGATAATGAAAGACAATCTGCTAATTATAGAGAATCAATAAATCAATCATTAGAATCATTTAGAAGACAATACGATAGAAATATTCTTGTAACAGAAGCAGAGTTTGAAAATAGAAGAAATGATTTACAAAGCAGTATTAATGACGCATACAATCAGATACCTACTCTTGGACAGACTTTATTAAATATAGGCACAGGTGCTTTAAATCAATATTCTTTACTTAGTTAATTATGAGTAGCAGTTTTCAATCTACCGCAGCAACAAATATTTACGATAGTCCTGTAGATACTTTTGTTCGACCTGTAAGGGTTTTACCTAAGACAGGTATTATGGATTTGGCAGAAACTTTAGCTTCTGTAAATGAAAATCTAAGACCTTTTTTAAATCAATCAATAACAAAAGGTGTAGAGAAAGAAAAAAGAAAAGCTACAAAAGATAGGATTTTTGCTGAAATAAATGGTGGGGAAGTTGCAAAATTATCTAATAACATAAGAAAAAAAGATGGAGATGACGCAGCAAGAAAAATTATTGGTGGTAGTAGAGTATATAGACAACAATATGAAAAGGCAGGGGTACAGCTAGAAGCACTTAAATTTAAAGGTAATTTTGAAAATGCTTATGATGCTGCAAGAATAGATACAGGTAAAGTAGATAGCAATGGACAACCTATATTTAAGTTTCTAAGAGAGTTTTCTAGCGATTCAGATGAATTTAAGAATTGGAGACAAAGTTATTTAAACAAATCAATTCAAACTTTTACAGATGAAGGAATAGACCCTGATATTGTAGATGAATTTTTTATACCAACTGTTCAAGAAGAATTATTTAATATTACAAATTATGCTACTGAAAAGAATCAAGCTTTTAATTTTACAAAATTACAAAATAAAGTACCAGAAGTTTTAGATAGTGCAGCAACTTTTTTTGTAGAAGGTAATGACGAACAAGGTGGTAAGGTAATCGCAGGTTTTTTACAAGATTTCTATAACGCAGGTATTACAGGAGAAGATGCAAATACAATGTATAAACAAATTGTTAAAGGTGCTTTTAATAAGGCTAGGTTGCTGGTAGACCCTACAAAGGAAAAAAGCTTTCAACTTGCAGAAGATTTTGCAGATAGAATTTTAAGATCAATACCTTATGGAGATAAAGACTTAACAACTCATAGTACATATTTAGATGAAGCAGCAAAGTTTGATTCAGACTATACAGACTTAGCACTTAAAAAATTAAAAAATGCACCAAAGCTACAAGCTGAGAAAAACAAACTAACAATAAAAACAAGATGGAAAAACTTTAATTCTATAGAAATTACAGAAGAAATGACTATAGATCAAAGGACACAAGTACAACAACAAAAACAAACAGAATATAAAAATTTACTTAACGACCCTTTGTTTGGTGGCGAAGAAGAACAGAAATATATACAGAATTTAGGAGAGTCAGATAATTACAATCTTTTAAATGAAATCATACCTGCTATGGAAAACAAAATTAGTCTTGGAGTTTTTGATGGATATGACGAAGTTTTAGAAAAAGAGATAGGACATATAGAAATGAATCATGCAACATTAGATGATGAAGCAGTTAAAGCAATAAAAGAATTAAAAACTTTTGCAAGAAACAGTAAAGGTTTAGGAGAGAAAGTAGAAACAAGTAAAAATAAAATTATGAAGATTGTAAATGATAACTTAGGTACAAGTACAAAAGCTAGTTTCTTTGGCCTAGGTAAAGGTAAAGTTGACTTTCAAACGTCTACTAAAATTAATTTTGAAGTACAAAAACAAGTAACAAAATATTTTAAAGATTACATAAAAGAAAAGAACAGATTGCCTTCAAGTTTAGAAGTACAAAAAATGGAAGAGCAATTTACAATACAAGCTTTAGGAGCAAACAATATAGGAGATTTTGAAGAGATGGCAAAACAACAATACCCTGATACAATCAATCCATTTATACCTATAACCGAGCCAGGTCAATTATCGACTTTTCGTGAAAATTCAGAAGATAATCGTAAATTACAAAAAGATTTTGGAGAAAAAGGAAGCGTTGATAGCGGTAAGGATAATAACTTTTTAGAAGGTGGTATGAACTTTGAAGGTGGTGCTTTTAGTGAAGGTGGTGCTACAACAGTTGACGTTAGTTCTGGCGATACCTTATCTGGTTTTGCAAATGACCTAGATACTTCTGTTGAAGCTATAAAAAAAGCAAATGGAATGACAACTGATGAAATTCAGATAGGAGATGTCTTAGTGATTCCAGAAGGTATTACTGACCCTAATAAAGTAGATGCTCCTAAGTTTGACATGAATAAACTGATTACAAATAAAGACCACCCATTTAATCCTGTTAGAGAAAAACATAATTTCCAAGTTATTTATAATATTGCCAAAGAAATAGGTATTAAGTTTCCAGAACTTGTAGCTGCACAGGCTATGGAAGAAACAGGTTTTGGTAAAGATCAATCAGCAGATAACAATTTCTTAGGACTTAAAGCTACATCTTCAGAAGTTGCAAGAGGTCAATCTGAAAGAAAGATGACTACCGAAGATAGAGGTCAAGGTAGAAAGCCAGAACTAGCAAACTTTAAAACATTTGATAATATCAGAGAAATGATGATGCAATACAAAAAAGAATGGAACGATAACTTCTTAGGTAGAAAAGGTATAGTAAATGCAAACAGTATTGACGAAGCAATTAAAATGCTACAAGCTGAAGATTATGCAACAAATAAAGATTATGATAAAAATGTATTAGACATAATTAGTCGTGCTACTGAAGAAGGTTGGTTTTAAACTATGACAGACTCTAATCTACAAAATACAGTACCAGAAGGAGCTTTTGGTATTGGGTCTAAAAAAACTGATGACTTCACAGAAAATGAAAAACTAAGAAACTTTGGTATAAAAGATATACCTAAAGCTTTATATGAACAGCTAAAAAAGAACTCAGGTGCAATCGTTTTACCAAATCAAATTACAGAAGAAACTATAAAACAAGCTGCTAAAACTCAAGATGAATTTTTAAAGCCAAGATCAGAAGAAGAAGAAACATTTTTTAGAGCAACAGCAGCAGGTATTGTTGATATACCAAATGAAATAAAACATATAAGTGATTATTTACAAGGTAATCCTTATGACCCAAATGAGTTGATTGATCTTAAGGCTTTAGGTCTTGAAAAAGAAGGAGATATGGATAATGCAGCCTATCAAATATTTAAGTTTGGTTCTGGATTTTTAATACCTTATGCAGGTTTTAATAAAGCTTTAAAAGGTATAAAAGGTATAAAGGCATTACAAGGTATAAAAAATTATGACAAGATTGCTACTGGTGCTAGATGGTTTACAGCAGGTGGAGCAGCAGATTTTGTTGGTATAGATGCTTATGACGAAAACTTGTTTAACTTTCTTGCTGATATAGAAAGTCCTGTAGTAAATAATAGATTTGTAAGACCTATAGTTGAATATTTATCTGCACCCGAAAGACCAGAAGAAGGAGATGAAAGCAATTTTGGAGAAGCAAAACTTAAGCAGTTTTTAACAGGTACAGTTTTTGGAGAGACTATTGGAATTACAGGATTAGCAGCAACTAAAGGTTTACCTAAATTAAAAAGTGTATTAGAACCATACGCTGTAAGACTTATTGATGACGTTACAGGTGGTCCTAATATATTAAATCCAGAACAGATGGCTAATAGAACTATTCAGTTATTGAAAGATATAAAAAATGACCCAACTAGATTAGAGTTTGCCAAGAAACAGATTGCAAGATTAAAAAAAGCAACTCTTGTAGGTAGTGAAGAATTTTCAGATGAATTTACAAAAGTACTAGATGATTTACCTAAGTTTGATGAAATAGCACCAAAAACAAAAGTAACGAAAAAAACTAAAACAAAAGCTACTGATCTACCTTTACAACAATCAAAACCTAATCCTAAAATTTGGAATGATGTAGAAAGTATTACTGATGATACATGGAAAGCCACAGGTAAAGTACTAAATAGAATTGTTATACCTGATGATTTTTCAGTAGAAGCTGCAAGTGCTTTGGGATATGATGAACTGCTACCTAAAGTAATTCAAATAGCAAAGAAAATTAGTCCGAATGACCCAGAAAAACACATGAGGGTTATTTATCTTGGTGCAATAAAAGAACAAAAAAGATTAGCTAAAAATGTAACTCAATACATGACAGATATAGAACAATCTTTCATGCTTGGAGAAGATATACCAGATGAACTATTACAGAATTGGTCGGAAGATGTATCAAGAATGATAAATCTTGCAGGTCCAACTAAAAAGATAAGTAATGAAACAGCAGGTACAGTAAGAGTTAATCAACTTATAGATGCAGAACCTAAAGATGTTGCTCGTAAAACAGTTGATGAAGAAGTAGGAGCAGGTATTGGTGGTGGAGAGAAAACTGCTGATAGAGCTACAAAAGAGAAGTTTCGTACAACTACAAGAGATTTAGTAGAAAAAACAAAAAAAGAAATAACTGAACAAAAATTAATACCAACAAAAGAAGAGCTATATGAAGGTATGCAGACCTACATAAAAAATAATGATATTGAAGGTTTGCTAGGTATTACAAGAAAGGTATTAGCTATGCAAGGAGATAGCAAAAAAATTAGTAAACTTGTAAAAGGTTTTGGATTTGGAGATGCAGTAGGTAAAACCTTAAGAGTAAGTAACGAGTTATTTATTAATAATTTACTTTCAGCACCAGAAACACAAATTATCAATATAGTTGGTTCTTTATTTAACGTAGCTCTTGGTCCTTTAGACCTTGCAGCAGGTAGCCCAATATTAGACAAACAAATGAAAATAAGGGCAGCTAGAGAACTTGTTTCTATGTTTACAACTATGAAAGATAGTTTGACAGCAGCAGGTAAGGCATTATGGCTAGATAAAAATATTCTTGATGAAAGAAGAATGTTTGGTACACAAGATGCTTATGAAAGATATGCAATAAGAATGTCAGGAGATTCTTATTTTGCAAAAAGTATTAATTTATTTGGTCATGGAATTAGAATACCCTCTCGATTTATGATGGCAGGTGACGAATTTATAAAACAAACTGCATTTCGTTCATTTTTGATGGGAGAACTTGCAGAGCAAGCAACAAAAAAAGGACTTACAGGTACAAGTTTCAAAATATATGTTGATAGCAATTTTAAAGAAATTACAGATATTGTTAATACAAGAAGTTTTACTAGAGGACAAGATACTGCCTTTCCTGATTTTGTACCAAATGAAAATATTTTAGACTCATACACAAGAGCTTTAGATTATTCAGCAGACAGAACATTTACAACTGAATTAGGTAAAGGATTTGGTATTCATGGTTTTGGTTCAAAATTTACTCAAGATGCAGCAAAAATCTTAAAATCTTCTCCTTTAAAACCATTAATTCCTTTTGTTACTACACCTGTAAATATAGGTAAACAAGTTTTAAGAAGAACAGGTTTACCTGATCTTGGAACTTTAACTAAGGGTATGCCACCTAAATACAACCTAACAATAGGAAGAATTTTAAAAGAACATAATGATAACTTGTTAAGTGAAGATTTAGCTACTGCTTATAGGGCTAATGGCGAAGCTACTATGGGTGCTGCAATATGGGCTTATTTTATAGGTTTAGCAGCACAAAGAAACAATCCAGAAGCAGAGTTAGCTCTTATTGGTGGTGGTCATCATAATAGATGGTTAAGAGAAGGAGAAAAAAGAACTGATGAACTACCTTACAGTTTTAGACTTTTACAAAAAGATAAAGATGGCAACATAATTAGAGGAGATAATGGCTTGCCAAACTATGAATATATAGACATTTTTTCTCGATTAGAGCCAGTAGGCGGTATGCTTATGATCGCAGGGGATATGGAGTATTGTAGTGATTTTGTAAGTGATGAAGACTATAAAAATGCTGCACAATGTCATATAGCTTTACTTTCAAGAAACCTAAATAATAAATACATGATTCAAAATATTGCACAGATGATTGATCTTACAAGTGATGTCAATGGGTTGAGAAGATTTTATCAAATACCAGTAAATTACATTACAAATCTTGTACCTTATTCTTCTCTTTGGAGAAGTATTACTAGAGCTAGAGGAGAAGAATGGTATGACGAATTAACAAAAAAAACATTTAAAGGTAGATTTCCTAAAAGAAAAACAAAATTTAGAAAAGGTGATTTATTTCCACAAGAAGAAAGGACAGAAGACAGAGGAGACTACACAGAAGATTATGAAGAATTTGAAGGTAATGATTTTGGTAGCTTGAAGCTTTCAAACAATCCTTTTAAAGATATAGATACTTTTAGCACAATGATAATGAGAAATTTACAAGATCAAACATCAGGCTTTAGTGCAGATATTGAACCTATAAGAAGCATAACAACAGGCAGAATTGCAGAGTACCCAGAAGGTGCTTTCTTTGGCGATTACTTCAACCCTTTTAAATATAAAAAAGAAAAAGATAATCCTATAGATGAATATTTAAGAAGAATACAATTTAAAGTAGTACCTCCTAGTGATGTCATACCATTTGACAATGAAGGAAATGGTATTAATTTAGATACAAATGCTTACAACAAACTTACAGGTCTTATTCCAAACATACCTATAAATTTTAAAGGTAGAAATCCTGTATTTGACCCTAAAAATGGTAAACGATTTGGCGAAATGATTTTAGAACTATCAAGAGATAAAACAAATATAAAAGCTTTGAAATACCTTGAAAGTGATGATTCTGGTGCTATAGATGCTCAAGCCACTTTAAAAAACAAAGACAAGATAAGAAAAGAATTACAAAAAAAAGTGAGAGATATTTATAAAGTATATAAAGAAGCTGCGATAGAATATTACAAAGAATTTATTTTAGACCCAGAATTAAAAAAACAAGCAGAAAATGAAACTAGAAGAGCTAATGAAGATATAATGAGAATAATTAATCCAATAGTTAATGACTAATCATGGCTACTAACACCACAGCAACAGCAACTACACATACTGGTAATGGTAGCACCAATAACTTTGCGATATCTTTTTCGTTCTTAGCCAACAATGAAGTAGATGTAACAGTAGCAGGTGATTTAAAAACTTTAGATACTCATTACACGATTAGCGGTTCAACTGTTACCTTCACTTCTGGCAACACCCCTGCCAATGGTGCTGCTATTAAGTTTCAAAGAGATACAAATATAAGTGCGAAGAAAGTAGATTTTCAAGATGGTAGCGTTTTAACAGAAACAGATTTAGATACAAACAGCGACCAGGTATTATTTGCTCAACAAGAAATTACAGATAAATTATCAGGTATTGAAGAAGGAGCAACCGCAGATCAAACAAATGCAGAAATAAAAACTGCCTATGAAAATAATTCTGATACAAATGCATTTACTGATGCCTTACTATCAAAATTAAACGGAATAGAAGCAGGTGCAACTGGCGATCAAACAAATGCAGAGATAAGGGCAGCAGTAGAAGCAGCTAGTGATAGCAACGTGTTTACTGATAATGACCACACCAAATTGAACAACATTGAAAATAATGCTACCGCAGATCAAACAGTATCAGAAATAAAAAGTCTTATAGCAGGTAGTCCTCTTGATGCTAGTCATCTTGCAGCAAACTCAGTTGATACAAGTGAACTAGTAGATGACTCTGTGACAAATGCCAAAATTGCAGATGCAGAACTAAAAACTCTGGCAACTATGCAATCAGGTACAGCTTCTAAATTAGCTGACAGTACAGCTTTAACATCTGATATAGCAGACCTTAACCAGTTAGATGGTATGCAGAAGGCAACAACCATAACTGATGACGATACCAAGTTTCCTACAAGTGGTGCAATCGTAGATTATGTAGCTGCACAGTTAGCACCTATTGGTGGATTAGAAGCAATAGCAAATGAAAACTCTTTTCCTAATACACAACCGCAATCAGGTGTTGTTATAAGTATTGCAGATGCAGGTGGTCTAGCAGTTAGCAGTACTGGTACTGCATCTGGTCAAACAGTAGGCGGTACAACAGTAAACATAACTGGTATTGCTACAAACTTTCGTGGTTCTAGTGTTGCAGCAGGTGTTAGATTTCTTGTTGTTTCTACAGGTGCAGGTCAAAACTATACATACCATAAAGCAACTTTAAGAGAAGATGACCTTGTAGGTTTAAGTGGAGATATAAATGATTTTGGAGAAAGATATAGGGTAGGTTCTTCTAATCCTACAACTAATAATGACTCAGGAGACTTGTTCTTTAATACAAGTACAGGTAAGTTATTAGTCTATAACGGAACGTCAAGTGCCTGGGAAGAAGCACAATCTGTTGGTAACTTCTTTATATCTACACTTAGCCCTGCATTTGATGGCAGTACGCAAAACTTCACTCTCAGTAATGCACCTACTTCAGCACAGCAAGTATTACTAATAATAGAAGGTGTTGTACAAAAACCTAATAGCGGTACATCTACACCTACAGAAGGTTTTGCGTTAGATGGCAGTACAGTTAAACTGGCTGCTGCACCTGCTACTGGTGCAAGCTACCACGCAGTAGTAATGGGTTCTACTGTAAACATTGGAACTCCAAGCGACAACACAGTAACAACAGCAATCCTACAAAACAATTCTGTATCAACTCAAAAAATACAAGACGAAGCTATCACACTTGCAAAGTTAGAACATGGTACATCTAGCAATAATGGCAAGTTTTTAAGAGCTAACAATGGTGCTGACCCAAGTTTTGAAACAATAGATTTAACTGCCTTAAGTGCATCTAATTTAACCTCTGGAACTATACCTGACGCAAGATTCCCTGCGACACTCCCTGCTATAAGTGGAGCTAATCTTACAAACGTATCTTCTCCAGAAGTTTATGGATTTAATACAAATGCAGCAGGTAATTTAATCGTGACAACTACTAATGGCGGTGTGGACAATATATCTGGTACAGATTATGATAACTTTGAAGATGTTATTTTTGCAGCTACAGGTTTTACCTTTAGCATAAATGCAAATGGTAAGCTAATCGCAACTATCTAACATGGCAACTATTGATCTCGGCAAAATTAAATTAGTCTGGCGAGGTACTTACAACAACTCTACTGCTTATGTAGTAGATGATATTGTTGAATTTACAGACTCAGGTATAACGTCAACGTATATTTGCGTTG